GTCGTGTCTCAATCGCTCCATATCAACAGGATGTACGCCATCAACCATTGTTAATGAATCGTCACCTAAGGTGGTGCAGAATAGAGAGGATCGGCCTTGTTTACGCAGCGCATAATTTATCATTATCCACGTACAAATGCATTCGATCAGCTGGAAGTCGAATGATCCAGAATCAACGCCTCCATACTTTTGAAACTCGTATCCGTCAGGCATGCGAAATCGCGTATCGACGCATTCGCGGGCGAGTCTCCAGTACAACTTTCTTGTCTTCTCGGGATTCGGTGTCCCGTGATACTTATACTTGTCAAACCTCAAGTATCCTTGGAAGATATTGTAGACTGAAAATATCAACCATGGTGGTATCGAAGTGTCATACTTCTTGAAATCCAGAGATAACAAGGGGTGTTGATTGTAAACTACTCGATATCCTTTCTTTTCTATATCGGTCTGTAGCTTGCGCATCCCTCGATTGAACGGTGTGTACCCGTACGCCATTGGTGTCAGTCCTTTGAGATACCAACGCCAGAGTTCCCTGAAAAACACAGCTTGGATGATGAGTGTTGAAAAAGATTTTCCCCATATTGCGCGACTCTTGATTTGGTCACGTGTGCAGATCTTGCCTTTGGCAAATACCATTGCTGGTGGCAACCTGTCGGAATAGCCTTCTTTGATCATGTGCGCGTCTCGTCGAGCCATTTTCCTCGCCAGCTCCCAACATTCAGCTTTCTTCCTAAAAGGCATGTTAGTTGCGGGGTTGCTCATGTGCACGAACGGCAAGCAAGGCGATGTATTCATTGGGAATTCGCTTTGCTGCATGTCATTGATATGCAATAGTTTTAAGATCTTGGGAGGAGCAAATACTTTCTGTGCATCTTCCAAAACTTGGTTTAATATTGAATCGTTTTTCGGTCGCTTTGTATACGTCCGATTGTATTCGGAAACGGATTGATAGAGAGCAGCCAAATTCGGTGTTGATCTATGGTAGCACTTTACCTGGTCCATCACGTCAGATCGTTTGTTGAAGTAATCTTTTAGACACTCCCATACAATCTGATTTCCTCGTGGTTTCTCTGATTGAGCAGAGAAGCCCTGAAACTTTCCAATATATTT